CGAAGCGGAGGATGCCGACGAAGAGGAGGATGCGGACGAAGAGGATGCGGACGAAGCGGAGGATGCCGTAAATAAAATTAACATAGGTGATGAATTAGAAGAATCACAAATACCGAGACCGGATGACGCTATGAGAAGTGAAGAAACTGTGATATCCAAGGAAGCCGAAATGCGTCTTCCAACATTTGATAACATGGAGAGATTCGGATATCAGATGTTATTGAAACCACTAGAGTCTCTTATTATGGTCTACCCCAATAAAAAGCTGGACGACGATAGTAGTGCCAATAACATATCAGGAATCGTCGGTAAGGAAGGACTAAATCGTGTAATGACGCACAAACAGACAAATAAAATCCGCCACAGTTTTAAATATAGTGATGACACTATGAGAGACTATGGTAGTATATTTTCACCTGACGAAATAGGTAAATATAGTGGTAAAATAAAGAGCATTTGTAATATTGTAATGAAATCAAAAGGTGTGGTGTTGATATATTCACAATATATAGATGGTGGAATTATTCCAATTGCTCTCGCACTCGAAGAGTTGGGTCTCACGCGGGCCAGTGGAGGGAAATCGCTATTCGAGACACCCCCAACCGAGCCGATTGACGCAGTATCATTAAAACCCAAATCAGTGGTAGAGGGTGTATTTAATTCAGCTAAATACGTAATGATTACAGGCGATAAGTCAATCTCACCGGATAATGTAGTGGACCTCAAATCGGTTACTAGTTTAGATAACGTAAATGGAGAAAAGGTTAAGGTAGTCCTTATCTCGCTTGCCGGTGCGGAAGGACTCGATTTCAAATTTATTCGACAGGTTCACGTGGTAGAACCATGGTATAATATGAATCGTATAGAGCAGATTATAGGAAGAGCGGTGAGAACGTGTAGTCACAAGAATCTTGATTTTATAGATAGAAATGTAGAGATATATTTACACGGGACATTAATTAAGGATAGTGACGAAGAGGCGGCCGACCTGTATGTGTATCGTGTGGCAGAAGCTAAGGCGGTTACTATGGGGCGTGTCTCGCGCGTGATAAAAACAATTGCGGTTGATTGTCTATTAAACTCGGAACAGATGAACTTTTCAATTGAGAGTATGAAGGAAAATGGTGTGGAAAAAAAAGTAATACAAAATTTCTCAACTAAAAAGGGAAACGAATACACAGTAGGCGATAAACCAATGACTGCGATATGTGATTATATGGATAAGTGTATGTACTCTTGTAAAACAAAGGACGAAGGGTATAAATTACTTGAAAATAATACAAATATGAGTTCGTATCGCAAGGAATTCATTAATGTTAATACGGACCGGATAATAAAACGTATAAGAGTATTGATGAAGAACCGTTTCTTCTATAAGAAGAGCGAAATGATAACAGAAATCAATCAAATTCGCGACTATCCATTAATTCAGATTTTTGCCGCATTAAATAAAATGATTGAGGATAAGAGCGAGTATATAACAGATAAATATAACAGGATAGGTAATTTAATAAACATAGGCGACCTTTACTTATTTCAACCACTGGAGATTAAAAACGAAAATATATCGGTATACGAGCGTTCAACGCCGGTTGAATACAAGCGTCCAGCAATCAAGATTGATCTTACAAATAGACAAGAGGTAGACCTCAAGCAAACGGACGATGAAATAATGGACGATATGAATAAGAAATACACGTCTGCAATGAATACACAAAGTGTTATTTCTGGCGAGAAGGATTGGTATGCTCTTGCTGGACCAGTTATAAATGTATTGAAACAATCTAAAAAATTCGAAAACCAAAATATTGAGGATGCGTTGGTTGGACATATAATTGACAAATTGGATTTTGAGAACACGCTTTCTCTAATAAACTATATTGAAAAGAATAAGGATTCTGAATTGAGCGAGTTTCATAAAAAGATACAGACATATTTAGAAAACCAAATTATTAAAAATGATAAAATTACCGGCTATTATTTGAATAACTATGGGGTTCGCGCCCTTTATAAATTGGTCGACGGAGAATGGATAGAGGGGTTGCCTAGCGATCAAGGTAAAATTGAGAACGAGATTACGGCCTCTGTAAAAAGTGTTAAAAGTCAAATAAATGACCACTTTGGGTTTATATCATATGACGTAAATAGTAAAACAAACGAATTTAAGATAAAGGATAATAATGATAGTAGAGTGAAGGGGTATCGTTGCCAGCAGAAGTCAAAGAAGCATGTCGTAGCATTGTTTAAAAAAATAATAGGTGAAGATGATTATAACCTTTTCAAGAAAAACATCGAAAAGAACAGTTATGGTGTTAAAAAGTTAAATTCGAATAATTTCAATGCGATACAGATTTGTATTTTATTAGAGATGTATTTCAGAATATATAGTAATAATAATACCGATGGTAAAATATGGTTTTTGAATCCACTTGAATATATTATAAAACAGAAGGTTGATAAACAGAAGAAGAATTCCAATAAAAATTGATTGTTATTTAAAAATATGTCTATCTAATATAATATGGCGAATGGTGATGAAACTAAAAACACCGACAATGAAATTAAAATAGGAGATGAGTTGGAAGAAATACAATTAGAGCAAGTCATTGACGCAACAACTATACCACCCACAGAGGAAGGAGAGGAGGATGCGCCACCCACAGAGGAAGGAGAGGAGGATGCGCCACCCACAGAGGAAGGAGAGGAGGATGCGCCACCCACAGAAGTTGTTGCTAAGAAAGTAAAGAAATACAAAAAAAACGTTATTGTAGATATATTCCACAACTCTATGATAACTAAAAAGGTTTCAGTCCCAATCCACAATGTTGGTAAAAATATAAGAGAAACACTCGAGACTATAATTGCCAGTGAAATTGAGGGTAAATGTATTGCAGAAGGATTTGTAAAGGAGAAATCAACACGCATTATGACATATTCGTGTGGTCTTGTTAGTAGCAACAATATACTATTTGATGTAGTGTTTGAATGTATGATATGTCTTCCAGTAGAGGGTATGCATATTACATGTGTAGCCAAGAATATTACGAAGGCCGGAATTAGAGCAGAAACAGAGGATATACCGAGTCCTGTGGTTATATTTGTAGCAAGAGATCACCACGCAACGATGAATAAATATGGTAAGGTAACCGTAGGTCGCAATATCAAGGTAAGAGTAATTGGACAGAGATTTGAGCTGAACGACAAGTATATCTCAATCATCGCTGAGCTTATTGATAGCAACGTCTCTGATAATATGGGATTAAAGAAAAAACCCAAAAAACTTGTATTCAATAAATAAATACTATATAAATACTAATTAAATATTAATATAGTGTAGTTATTATGTCGTCTACTAAGATGCTACAGACATTGAAGGGGCGGATTGAAAAAATGCCTGTTTATCATCAGATAGAAATCTTGAGAATATTCAAGGAATCTGATATACTATTAAATGAAAATAATAACGGAACGTTTATAAATCTCACAGAGTTAGATAATAGTATTATTGATAAATTGGACAAATATATATCTTATGTTAATGAACAAGAGACACAGTTAAACGAGATTGAAAACGAAAAAGATCGCATACAAAATACATTTTTTAAAGATAATAAAGATATTAACAATGTAATTATCTAATACATATGACGTCTAGAAAAAAGACATACAATGATTTATTTAACGACCTTAACAAATATATGCTAACAACAGAAAACATAATTAGGTTTTCCAATATAAAACAGACGTTTAATATTGATAAGAAATCGTTAAATAAATCAAAATTTTTAAATAAACCAAAAGTTACGAAGAAACAACCAGAGATTTTTTATCCTAGACATCAAGACCCACTATTCTGGTGTTTTTATATAATCTATATGGGTGAGGATTGGTATCAACAGAATATTAACCACATATTTAGAACTGAAAAAGATATGAAAATTAGAACAATTGAGATTCTTGCTGAAAATAAAGAGCTATTAAAAGAAAATAAGCTGAAACGAACAGAGATTGAGAACGAACTATTAAACGAGAAAAAAATAACAGTGAAAGGATTGAAAGCTCTGTGTCTGGCGTATGGAGTTTCGGTGTGTATGGTAAAAGAACGTGTTTTCTATGATTTTGATTTTAATACGAAAGGCGAGCGCGGGATAATCATTCATGGAGACAATAGTGGTGTTTATAATGAGGATGTCCCATCGTTTTATGATAAAATAGTAGGTTCGTATTATCAGATAACAAATGCTACAAAACCAATTAATGCGATTAGTGGATATACGTTGGGAGATTTACAGGATATCTGTATGAAATTAAACGTGCCTATTATTAATAGTATAGGGGCTAAATTAAATAAGAGAGATTTATATCAGTTAATACAAAGCCAGCTATAATATATTTAAAATTGATTTTAAAAGTATAAATTATTATAGTAATATATATAATGTCGGAGAAAACTCAAACAAAAGTAAAATTTGATGAGTTAATAAATCTCTATTTAGAAAATAAAATGGGTCGCAACACAAATGATGGCACTCTTGAGCTAGAGGTGCGCTTTGGAACAAAGGGAAGCAATATAAGCTACATAGATTATACAAATGTAGTAAGGAATCTTTTGTCGTCAAACTTCACAGCTACCACTCCTAATGATTATCTACGAATTAATTGCGAATATATTGATCCCAAAACAGGTGTATCTAAAATTTCCAACATACGTTCGGAAATAAGCGGAATGGGAAATATATCAAAATATTGTAGCTCCGATTCGATTGTAGACAATGCTGGGTCTACATATTGTACATTTGAACAGAAATCGTTTATGCGCGATGACGATAATAACCCGATATACCCAATGGACTTTGAAGATTTCAACTTCAGAGTGTCTGTTCAGATTGAAAAAAAGTTCCATCAGGGAGCAGGTATTGTGCGAGGTATAATTGATAAATGGAAGGACAGTAAAAAAACCTTCCGCTTATTGAACCGAACAACATTGAAGCACAATGAATACCCTGTAAAAGTAGACATTAGTATTGTTCGCTCGTCGAGGAAAGAGGGAAGACAATATGTCCCAGAATACCGTTTCACAAACTCGGGTGTAACCGAATCATTACAGATATATGAAATAGAGATTGAGGTAGACAACGCTAGAGTCGGTCCTGGAACAAACTACAATGATAATGAAACGCTCGGTGCGGCAATTAGAAAAGTTATTAAATTGGTTATGTCTGGTCTTCAGTCAACCAACTATCCTGTATCTTATACAGAGCAGGATACTGTTAAAAACGATTATATGGAGTTATTGGGACATGAGAAGAAGGTGCGTCATTATGTAAAGAATCGTAATTTTGCGGGTCCATCCTCATTTACGCTACAGCTAGAGAACATCGCACCGCTATCCGAGGATTCTAATGTTCCAAATATTAACGATAACTATACCGTTACAGATAAGGCCGATGGTGAGCGTAAACTTCTGTATATTGGTAACAATCGCAAAATATACCTCATTGATACAAATATGAAAGTTCAATTCACCGGCTCCATCACTGAAGATAAAGGTCTTGTCGGGACCTTAATCGATGGAGAGCATATTTTACATAATAAAAATGGGGATTTCATTAACTTGTATGCGGCATTCGATATATATTACTTGAGTGAGGATGACAAACGAAGTCTGCCATTCACATCCATCGAAACGCCTATGACAAAAGATATGAACAACTATCGCCTATATATTCTTAACAATACAATTAGCATCATCAAGCCAATTTCTGTGAGCGTTACAGACAGAACTCCATTTCGTGTTCAAACTAAAAAATTTAGAACGGGGACCGCAAATACATCCATTTTCAAACAATGTGGTGAAATTATAAACAATCCTGGTTCATACGAGTATGAAACAGATGGTCTAATATTCACACCTGCTTTATTTGCGGTTGGTGCGGATAATAAAAATGATAAGGCAGCAGATAAGGCCTTTAAAAAATCGTGGGGACACTCATTCAAATGGAAGCCACCAGAATACAACACTATTGACTTTTTGGTATCTGTAAAGACGTTACAATCTGGTGAGGAAGCAGTAGGCAATTTATTTAAAACAGGTGTGGATACTAACTCCAATAGTCAGATAGTTCAATATAAGACGCTGATTCTCCGTGTGGGCTTCGATGAGAAAATGCACGGATATATAAATCCGTGTCAAAATGTAATCGACGATGAGATTCCGGAATATACCGAATATAACAGAAATGAATATCGCCCCATGCAGTTCTTTCCGTCGTCACCGAGCGACGATGACGCAGGAATTTGTAACATTATGCTTAAAGACGGGAACAACGGTAAGAAGGTAATGCTTACTGAAGAAGGAGAAACAATAGAAGATAATATGATTGTTGAGTTTAGATATGTGGAAGATGGCGATAAACACTGGAAATGGGCGCCTCTTCGTATCAGATACGATAAGACAGAGGATCTGCGGAACGGTGGTAGTAATTACGGAAATGACTATCGCGTTGCTAATAATAACTGGCATAGCATTCATTTTCCTGTTAGTGATAGTATAATTACTTCTGGACTAGATAGTTATGTAGCAGAGGACGACGATGTTTACTACAATAAGGTTAGTGGTGAAAGTCGCACCAAAGAGCTACGTAATTTCCATAATCTATATGTTAAAAATATGCTAATTACTAAAGTATCAAAACCAGGTAATAACATGATAGATTTGGCGGTGGGTAAGGGAGGTGACATTCCTAAATGGAAAATAGCAAAATTAAATTTTGTCTTCGGAATAGACATTGCTGCAGATAACATTAGTAATAGAAAGGACGGTGTCTGTGCGAGATATCTAACTGAGCGAAAGAAGAATAAGAGAATGGCAATGGGAATTTTCGTTAACGGAAACTCTTCAGTTAATATTCGCAACACTGAGGGAATAATATCAGACCAAGGAAAGAAGATAACCAACGCTGTTTTTGGTAAAGGGGCGAAGGAGGCGAAGGAACTGGGAAAGGGACTGTATAATGTGTATGGATTGGGTAAAGACGGGTTTGATATTACATCAATTCAGTTCGCCATCCACTACATGTTTGAGTCACAGCTCACACTTCATAGTTTCCTACGAAATGTTTGTGAGGTAACTAAAGTGGGAGGTTATTTCATAGGAACCAGTTATGATGGCGCATCCATATTTAATTTGCTTTCCGACAAGCAAAAGGGTGAGAGTGACGTGATTATGGTAGAGGGAGATAAGATATGGGAAATAACAAAGGAATATGAAAGAACGGACTTTTCAGACAATAGCAGTTGTCTAGGATATGCAATAGACGTGTATCAAGAGTCAATCAATAAGAAATTCAGAGAATATCTCGTAAATTATAAATATCTTACACGATTGCTTGAGAATTACGGATTCAAGCTTGTCACAAGTAAGGAGGCATTGTCTATGGGGATGCCATCGGGTAGTGGAATGTTCAAAGAACTGTTTGATACAATGAACAAGGAAATTAAGAGAAAGAAAAAACATAATTATGGACTCGCGCCTGATATGAGTAAAGAACAAAAGAAAATTTCATTTCTTAATAAATATTTTGTATATAAGAAGACACACAATGTCAATGCCGAAACCGTTTCCCGAGATTTACTATCACAGACATTGGAAGATGAAATGAGTGTTATGGAACAACCACAGTTTGTTCAGGAACCAAGCACTAGCAAACCAAGCACTAGCAAACCAAGCACTAGCAAACCAAGCACTAGCAAACCAAGCACTAGCAAACCAAGCACTAGCAAACCAAGCACTAGCAAACCAAAAAAGAAGATTACACGATTAAAACTGACGCCTTTAAAAAGTTAAAGAAATTAACAGAATATTATTGATATAAACAATCTAAATGATGAGCTATATATTATGTATCGCAAATGAGCTATTTTTTATTACCAAATGTATCATATAATACAAACTTATGTAATTCAATTAAAATAATGTCAACGTCTAAACAAAAGGTATTGCCTATAATAAATAAAACATTAGCAATATATCTCTCAATCATTAAAACAGAAATTGACAACCGACAAGACGAATGGGATAAATTTAAAAAATATACAAATCCTTACGAGTATATTCACACACAAATTTCTAATACAAAAATGTCAGTATGTAAGATTAAGCCTTTATCTCGTTCCTATTTCAAGATGATTGAAATGTGTGGACTATTTGATTTAATTAAGTCTCTTCCGGTGAACTGTAAATCGTTTCATTTGGCCGAAGGTCCTGGTGGATTTATAGAGGCTTTGTGTTATCTAAGACACAATCTTAATGATTCTTATGTTGGCATTACATTGCTAGACAAAAATAATAATAACGTTCCTGGTTGGAAAAAAAGCAACGTTTTTTTAGAAAATAATCCGAATGTTTACATCGAGACAGCTGCTGATCGCACAGGCAATCTAATGTCCCTGGAAAATCTTATATATTGTCAGAAAAAATATAAACAAGGGATTGATTTAGTAACCGCCGATGGTGGATTCGATTTTTCAATAGACTTTAATCATCAGGAGGCCGTGAGTTCAAAATTAATCCTATGTCAGATAATCTTCGCAATTGCCGTTCAAAAAAAGCACGGAAATTTCCTAATAAAATTTTTTGATACGTTCACGAGCGCCTCTATTGATATGTTATATTTATTATCTATTATATACGAGGAGGTATATTTTGTTAAGCCTAATTCAAGTAGATATGCTAATTCTGAGAAATATGTAGTTTGTAAAAATTTTCGCATGGAAGACACCAAAGCATTAGTCGAGAATTTTTATCCAATTTTCGAAGATAATAACAATGACCATAATATATGTGAATTTCTATTAACGCGCCCCCCATATTTATTCGTGAATAAGATTGAGGAATTGAACGCAATATACGGACAACAACAACTTGATAGCATAGCCAGTACACTAAATCTTATAGACAATAATAAATCGGATAAAATAGAAACGCTAAAAAAGCATAATATTCAAAAATGTATTAATTGGTGTCATAAATATAATATGCCACATAACAATAGTCACGTGGGTAATATTTTCTTAACAAAGAATACCGATAATAATTAACTTATAATATATAATTGTGAATCATATATATTATATGTAATAATAGTTACCTATTGATTTGTTGTGAAACACATTGTTTTGTTACCATGAAGGCGACGTGGTTTACAAGTATTCTGTTTAGATTTAAGGAAATATATAGCATTGGAATTAGAGCTGTAACGACCGGCGTTTTGTGCCTCTAACCCATACGCCGACGCAAAACTTTGGGCGTTGTTAGTGATTGTATCTACCTTTAGTCTTAATAATCGCGAACCACTTGAAACGGCACCCTGAGTAGAGAATTTGTGATTGCTTGGTTTATATATTAATTTATTTGGAACTGCACATTCTAGTTTGGTTCCCGATGTTTTGTTGTAATATTGTGGTCCATTTGTTACATCGTCCGAAGGGTGTAATGGTTTGCCATTTGAATCGACGTAGCTTATCCCATCAACTTTGACACCCGAGGCCTGATTCTGTGTGTATGTTCTGCCCCTGGATTGTAAATATGCACGACTATCCGTGTAATAATTTTTGCCTATTATAGTGGAGGCGGTTTTAATTACGTGATTTTCGGGGTTACACGCAACACATACTACCTTTTCGGATGAAATCTCAAAATATTTATCGGAAGGGATAGGGTCGCGTATCTGTATGCCATGGTTAATCTCGTTAACTAGTCCAATTCTATTGTTATCTGCGTCGCAAATATTAGAGCTTCCTAAATTTACCGAACCACCTGGAGTGTCCATAGGCATACCAATCGCAGAACGTCCCTGACTATTTTTACCGTTTAGCTGTTTGCGCCATATCTTAAGTGGACGTGCCTTAAATGCGGTACCACTATCACCTGATATAATATCGTTATCTGCACGCGTCCATGAGGGGACTGCGCTGTTAGATGTTAGTCCTTTCCAATTAATTATGGGTTGTGATTGCCAATTATACGTTGAGGTCATTTTATATACTAATTTTAGAAAATAAAACCTGTTATTATATTAATATGGGTAATGACACGTTTTTTAATAAAATTATTCTAATTTGTGTGTTATTTTTAATTGGAATGACATTAATAGATGGTTTAAAAAAATTAATTCCTAAAACGAGGGAAGGTTTAGTAACTGAAAACATGTCTACAGAGGCAACAATACATAAACATACAGGACAGATTTCCATGTTAAAAGACGAACTAGATATTGTTGGAGAACTTAAAGAAAAAATTACAAAATTACAAACAATCGGTGAGGGTAATACAAAACAAATAGAGGAACTAATTAAGACTAATGGTGCAAATGCAGCGGCTAAATCCGCAAATGATGCCCTTAAACCTAAATAATCCTATTAATATCTAATATTATATATAAATGCCAACTAAAAATTTTTTGGGTGAGGATTTTAATTATATTACAGCTTTTTACAACCCGAGGGATTGTGGTGGTGGTCCATGTATGGGGGAGGACGGGAATAAAATGGGTACGAATCTTACTGGAACTCTAAATTATGGTAGCGCACTCTTATTTCATGAACCTGAAAGTAAAATCGGCGGTGTTCAAAAAACAAAGGGTGTTTTAGGGAATAAATATGTTATCAATACAGGTTTAGAATGTTCTGACGGAAAAGGCAATAAAGTAGAGAAACATATAGGGGTTAACAATATTCCTAGTGGTGATTTTCCGTTTCTTAATAAGTTAGCTGGGTCTGGGGGGATTCCAAAAGGATTGATACCCGGACTGCTTTCAAATGTTGCTCGTCTAGATCCAATTAAACTATTATCTGCTCTTTCACCAAAGACAGGTGATGCAGCATTATGTAAACAGAAGACCATTACTGAAAGAAGACAACGCAGTGACGGATCAAGCTTCGATAAACGGGTTCAAGTTCATATGACGGATGGGGATTATAAAGAGTATATCGAATCATTTGAAAATATATACAGCGACGGAAACGAAGCGCCTGTAAATAATTACTCCACTATGCCAGACGATATATTGATGCAGATATATTTGTCAACTCTTACTATTACGGGAATGTATGTTGTTCTAAAAATAATGAACAAGTGATAATTAATTATGATAATATGATAATTAATTATTTTATAATTTAAATAAACAACGCGGGGTCGACTGCGCCTCCTTGCTGCTGTTGCTGCTGTTGCTGCTGCTGCTGTTGCTGCTGTTGCTGCTGCTGCTGTTGCTGTTGCTGCTGCTGTTGCTGCTGCTGCTGTTGCTGCTGCTGCTGCTGCTGTTGCTGCTGCTGCTGTTGCTGCTGCTGCTGCTGCTGCTGTTGCTGCTTCTGCTTCTGCTGCTGCTGCTTCTGCTGCTGCTGCTGTTGCTGCTGCTGTTGCTGCTGCTGCTGTTGCTGCTGCTGCTGCTGCTGCTGCTGCTGCTGCTGCTGC